TATACATGTTTAGCATAAAAGCCACAAAATAATCGTCTTCAAATAATTTAACACCAAGTAGTTTTGCATCGTTTGAGGCTAAAAATGTGCTTATTTGAAAGCCGCCAAGAGTAGCATTAAACTCGTCTGGTTTCTTTTTTTCTGCGTTGCCTAGTCCTGTTACTTCAGGGGTACCATTATATATCGGTTCCCCCGGTATTCGCTGAGTTGGGTCTTTTGAAGCCATACCAAGTGTGGCATTATAAAATTCACTTGGCGAAACTCTGAATTCAGGAGTGACCTGGATTTTATTTATCCATTTTGTCAGTGCTTTTAAAAATACACTGCTTTCTGGTTCTATAGCCATTATTCCACCACCTGTAAAGCATCAGCCAAACTAACTGGTATTTTAATTGTATCTCCAATTTTATTATGTGATTCTGTTGGTCTCTTATTGAAAGAAGCAATGACCCACCAATGTTGAGGGTCTCCATAATAAAGAGAAGATAACTTCCAATACATATCCCCATATTTCCAAACATAATTTACGGTCTCAATAGAATCGTAAACCTCTTGTTCAAAAACATTCTTCTCCAATGTTCTATATTGTTCTATAGTTTTTACCCCTCTTTTGTCCAAAAGTTGTTTATATTGTTCATCGGAGTTTGTTGCTATTCTTCTATCGTTATATCTTGACATAATTGTTCTCTATATTAGTTACCAAAAAAGGTCGCTGAACCTGATATCCAGGTATTGTTTTCATTAAGTCCTTTGGTCGCCTGGTGCAACACATTAAGAGTAAAAGACAGCGAAATGACTTTTGGATAAAGGCTTTTTCCGTTTGCGAACATACCCATTTCTAAAACCGGTGTCCACTCAAGCCCGGACAAATATCCAAGTTGTCCCCCTCCTCCAGAAGAAATTAAGTTTGCAAACTTAACAGAAACCAAAGGAGGGCGAGAGATAACTTGGCTTTTTATCTTAGGGGACTTTCCTTGTTCGGGCTGTTCTTTGTATCCTGGGTATAAAAACTGAGCCAGCAAATCACATTGTTTTAAGTTATGCTTTGCGGTTTTCTGGGTTCCAGCAGGCAAATCAAATCCCAATGAGATGCTTCTTTTAGTATTTTGAAATGTAGCAATTGGATCCATTCTGCCGTATACATCTTCTTCATTCCAAGTGGAAGCAAAAGTTTGAGTAAAAGAGGTCAGGAATGCTGGTATTTGTACTTCTTTATTTCTTAGCATGCTTTTAATTACTAATTTTGCTTGTTTGTTTTTTGCTATATTTTGTATTTGTGTTTCGTAAGTTGTTGATACTGGCATTTTTTTGTTCCTATGGCTTCATATGGGCGACTGCTATTCTTCCATCAAAAAGATCTGTTGTTGCTTTACCATCGAGTTGAAGTTTCATTGTTTTGTCTTTGTCTTTTTCGCCTGAGAAATAATCACCTACACTATCTATGAACTTACCAAGGTTTCTACTCAATGCGGCACCAGCAGCACCTTGGTTCATTTCACCAGCAGCCTGACCGGTTGTGATAAGTGCTACATTGGCTAATGTTGACTGAATATCAGCATTTAATGAATTCTTGGCTATTTCGAGACCAGTTCCAATTGCTGCGAAGGTACTTTGTAACCCTTCTTTGTTATCAGAGAGTTCTTTTAGTTTGCTAGATAAAGTTGTTATCTTATCGGCATTGTCGATTAACCCCTTTGAGTCAAGGGGTGCTCCGCCATCTCCACCGCTCAAGAGGGCTGCCGCACCAAAACCAGCAGCCAAAATACCACCAACTGCTAATCCCAATGGTCCCATTGCTTGTAGGAGCCCAGTGGAGGCGGCTAATGTCTTCATTGCTACTGCGACCGATATAATCCCGGCTGCGAAGAGACCCGCACCCATGGCGGCTTCTCCAAAACCAACACCGGCTGCTTTAAGTGCTATAACTCCGTCTATCAATGTTTTAAATAAGAAAGCAAAACTAAGAGTTATTCCTGCGACTGCTGCCCCTGCTACACCAATTACAAGAGCAATTCCGCCCATTGATATACTAAGAGTTCCTATTCCGGGGCTTGCTTTGGCGGCTGATGCTCCAACTGTTTCTAATGTTTTTCCAATAGATTCGCCAACACCTTCTATAGATTTTCCAGCGACTTTTGATACCACTTTTATTTTAGTTACGGTTGCTAGCATATTATATGCTGCTCCTCCGAACGCCATGAGGGCAGCACCACCTGCGATTGTTAAAGGGTGCAAGTCCTTGAGAAAAAGTATAAAATCTCCAAGACCTTGAACTGCTTTTCTAATTATTGGTATCATTGGTTCCATATTTATAGCAAAGTCAGCCATTATTTCTTTAAGTTTGGCTGTAATGCTCATGGCTTTAGCCATTTTTTCATTTAGAGCCTCTTGATCTTTAGCCTCGGCTGCTTTTGCTTTTTGTAACCTTCTATGTTCTGATACACTCACACCGAGAATTTGTTGGGCTTCTTTCATGTTTTTAATGCCCAATTGGGTTGCAATGGCTTGTTGTGTAAACCTATCAAGGTCTTTAAATGCTTTACCAGTGCTCTGCAATCCTCTGATTACTTCTTCAATTCTTTTATCATGATCCATCATTTGAAGATTCATACCAGAGAAACTTGTTCCCAAAATAGCATTCATCTTTGCTGCTGTTTGTGCTGCATCGGAAAATGTTTCAAATTTATCTGCTATACCTAACAATGTATCCACTTCAACACCAGCAGCGGCAGCCATCGATGCAATATTACCAAATATTTTAACAGACTTTGTTCCATATACAGCAAGGGTGGAAAGTGATTTATTATAATCTTTTGTTATTTGAGATGCCGTTTTGCCCAATACATCACCAGATAATGCAATTGCTGTTGTCATGTCTGCGGCTTGATCTGCTGATACCCCGAAGGCTTTATTTAAAGCAGTTATCGTTTCTGTTGAATCAGACATTGAAACGCCGATTTCAGCCAAGCCTGCGACAGTACTTGTTAGTTTTTGCTGTGTTTCTGTTCCCAATGTATTAAATTGAGAAAGTCCTTGTCTTAGTTCAGCAATAGCCTTTCCAGCATCTTCCGCAGAAACTCCGAATTGCCTCATTGTATCATTTGTGGATGCTATTAAGTCATCAAAATTCCGAGCAAAACCTGTTGTTTTTACAAATTCCGAACCTGCCTTATCAACCGCAAACATCATTTTAAATGTCGATTCAGCAACTTTTGATAAAATTGAAATGCCTACATTTAAAGGGTTAAATACTTCTTTAAAACCTTGGGCGAGACCTTTGAGCCCATTAGGGTCCTTTGCAAATTCTCCCAATTCTACCATCTTTCCGATAAATTTATTACTAGACTTTGAAAGAAGCCCCATCTTTGTTGCTATGTCTTCAAAGAATGGCTTTGACTTTTTTAATGCATCTTTATATGTGGGACCAAGATCATCTATTTCGTCTTTATATTTCTGAGCTTCTTTGGCGAGTTGTATAAAAGCATCGGCTTGAAATCCCGCTATCTCGATTGCTTCTATTTGTGCTTGGGTTAGATTTTCTGTTGACTCATAGGCATCACCTGTAATCTCTTTAAACTGCTTTAAGATATCGTTATTGGCTTCATAGGCTGCAAGGCTGTCGCCCATAATCTCGGCTACTCTTTTTTGACTTTGAGCAAGCTTTATGGTCTCGGCATTAACTTTTTCTTCAATTTCAAAGTATTCTTTTAACTTTTTATTATACTCTTCTTGTGTTATGGTATTATTTTTTAATTGCTTATTGAGCCCTTTAAGACCTTCTTCGGTTAGTTTCGCCATTTATTAACCCTCGTCTTTGAAAGGCCACAATAATCCTGTTGTATTTTCAAAGTTCTGTACTGCTGTATTTAGTTCTTCGCGAGATTTTACAGTTTGAAGATGTTCTTTTCCATAGCGAGAATAAGCATCAAGATATGCTTTCTCGGCTACAATCGCTTGAGCATATGATTTAACATCTTTGTGCTTTCCACGAATAATAAATTTAGGACCGGCAGCCTCTTCTTCATTGACATTAGCGACAACTTTAACATCGTCCCCATACATCATTTTTAATAAAGATTTAGACCAAGATCCTAACATCTCCATCCATGTCTCTTTAAGAAGTTTCCTTTCTGATAAATCAATTACTAACATATAAATTATCTCCCCAATTGTAGTAAATAGTTTTAATAAAAAAATGCCCCAAAGGGCATTATTTATCTTCGTTTATTGGCTTTGTCTATTTCTTTTTTCTCGTCTTTAAACTGTTTCTGTAGTCTCTTTAAAAACCATAATCTTAATCCAACAGGTAAATTATAAGCCTCCATAAAAGACCAACCACCATGATGTTTTAAAAGAAAAAACTGCTCATAAATAGCCTCAACATATTTATCGGTCAGGCCAAAAAAAGTCAGCCCCAAAGGGCACCTCCAATTCTTGCTCAAAGCCGCATGCGGTACAAGAATAGTCGTCAATAACCTTGACATCTGGGTTGACCAACCTATAGCAAGTCCTTAAGTGTCTTGAGTCTCTTGTTGGTAGATTATCAACGAATTGCTCAATAACTTGTCGTTCGGTGTGCCCAGCAACAGAAACAATCATTCTTTTATACTGATCTGTTAAATTGGATTCCAAAAGATTTCCTTTTGCCTTGTTGCTTGATAATTCAGATAAATATATTTCGTCTTCGCCTGTTAGTAGTTTAAACTGCACTTCGTATTTGCTTAGTGGCATCGTGGCTTTAAAGTTACCATTGTCTGCTTGTGTTAGTCCAATTTGCTCATCTAATGTTGTTTCGTGAACTTTCGTCTTACTTAGATCAAAATTAATTTGAGAAGTGTCGGAACAAGCGGGGCATGTTACATTCGTAGTATAATCTGCTCCATATCCTGAAATACGAGCGGCAATAATAATAGCATTTCGATCGCCAACAAACAATGAAGAAGCCTTAATGTTTTTATTGACTATAATATTGTCTAAGAATCTCTCGATTGCGACACCTTTCTTTAGAAGGGTTTTGGAGGTCAATATATCTTCGTCCTTTGCAGTCATATATCGTATTTCGATTGTATCTTGTCCGTGCATTGGGTGAGTATTATCATATCCCAAGCCCTTTGAGGGAAGATCAACAAACTCTGTTGGTGCAACAAAGTGCATTGGGCTCTGGGCACTTGTTGTCTCTGGGGTTGGAGCCTCTGCTTGAGGGACTGCTCCAGTTCGTCCCATATTATTTCTACTCAATTTTCACCTCTTTAAAATTATTTTTCTGTTGTCGCATAATCATAAGTAACTATTATTTCTATTGAAACCAATTCATCGCTACTATAGTCCAAATCACCATAGTTGACTGATGATATAAATGAATTGACCAATGTCCAAGTTCTTAATGTAGTACCATCGTCCTTCATTTGTTCAATAATAAAATCTTTAGATACTTCGGGGTCAGTAGAAGCAATTTTCTTTATCCCATCTTCTTGTAGGAAAGAAAAACCATGATCGGTTAAGACTTTTTTAAGCCCTTCGACTGATTTGGCGACATCAATAATACTAATAGTAACCGGGTTCCAAGTAGGAACACCGGGATACTTAAACTTTTGATTTAAAAGTTGATATTCATTAGTATTGATTTCAAACGATGGTAATGTTACAGAATTAACATACCACCAATTTGTTCCTGCTGGTCCCATTTTAAATCTATATTTTCTTGCGGGACTCGAATCCTTGCTACTCCAAAAAGCCATTGAAACCTCTTAATGAATCAACTTTTAGCTTCAAATCGGGTATCTGCACCGGCACCACCAGTACAAGTAGCCCAATCATAACGAAGAGTCATTTCAATTGTTTTCAAATCGTCACTACTATAATCCAAAGAACCAAAGTTAGCAGATTTGATAAATGGGTTTTTCAATTCCCAAATTTCAATTTCTTTTCCTTCAGCATCTAAGACTTCAATCTTAATCAAACCTAAGCCAGCGGCTTTCTTCTTGGAAATAGAAGACTTGTTTGCTGCTGCACCTTCGTTTGCAGGTACGATATATCCACTATCTACAAGCATCTTATTTAATAAGTCGGTTGCATCGGGAGAAATAGGATCAACAAGACTCAATGAGACCTCTGACCAAGAAACTCTCCCTGGGAAGTAATATTTATTATCCATATGATTGTGTTCAACTTCTGAAACATCAAATGAAGGAAGAGTGGCTGTTTTTGCCCACCATACGATAGAGTTAGCTTGTCCGAAAGGGATCATAGTAACTTTAAATCTATAATTTCTTTTTGCCTCTGATGTGTGGCTGCTCCAAAATGCCATAATTTGTTTTCTCCTTATTATAACTTAATTAGTTTCTACTCTAGAATTGAACGCCTGATCTTGTGATAACAAAATCAATTGCAATAAATTCTATTGCTCTTGCTGGCTTGACGAAAATCTTAGCATATAAAATGTTTTGATCAACCAAAGAAGGTGTCGTAGTTGTTTCGTCTAGAACAAGCTTGTATTCTGTGATTCCAAATCTTGCTTGGACATCAGCCAAGATCAAATCAGCACTTGACTTGAAACGTGACCATGTTGCTTGAACATTTTGATCAAAAAGAATAGTATCTGCAATTGCTCCAACTCTCTTCTTGAGGTAAATCATCAATCGTCTTACATTGATTCTATCCAATGCGGAAGGAGTTTGTTGCAGTGTCTTCTGACCGAAGATTACAATTTCTCCAACTGCTGGGAATCGTGCGATTGGGTTAATATTCAATTCATATAGCTCATCGCGATCTGCTTTTGGAAGGTTCTTCCAAGTTCCAGTGACGCGAGGTCCGTCATTTCCACCAAGGATAGAAATTCCACCACGATTAAAGCCAGCAGGTGCGAACCAAGGTCCTTCTGAATTTGCGTCAGAGAAAGCCAAGGCTCCAAGTGCCGCTACAGAAGCCGGAGCGACAAATATATCACCGTTTCCAGAAAGCGTATCACGCATACGAACTCTTGGGTAATAAGTGGCAGCATAACTAGTGTTCAAGTCTCTAGTACGAGCCGTGGTCTGAACGTCGTTAATTGAACCGCCTGTTCTTGTGCCATCGCCACTTTCGTATGTTTCTTTGTATTCATCATCCAAGTCGATAATCGCTAAAGCGTCTCCTCGATCTTCTACAGCGGAAATCAATTGGTTACTTAATGTTGCGTTTGTTAAGCCAGGAATAGAAATAACATCATAAGCAACTACTTCGCTATCT